ATTAAATCTAAAGCATTTACTAAAATGTTTTGGGTAGTTTGGAATGATGTTATTGTAGAACATGATTTCAAATTAGATTACGTTGTACCGAAATGGGATTTGGAATATATTCATGTATTCAAGAACGGAGAAAACTATGACGGTATTACATTATTTCCTAAATCTGCAACAGTAAGCGAAAAAGAATTTAAAGTAAGATTTTACGTTAATAAAAAAGAAATGGACATTGTAGCGAGTCGGCCTAAAGTGTTTGATATTTTTACTATAAATGATTATAAGGACTATCTTCTCGCGCTAGAAAAATCTACAACAGACATGTTTTGGATGACATCTAAAAATATTAAAAATCATCCTAGTTTTAATTTTGATTTTTATATTCCTCATCATAATACAGTCGACAGAAATCAGAATCATGCGTTCCTACATCGCATAGGTTTAGTAGAATCTTATAACGGTATATTTTTATGTTCTAAAAATCATGTAATGGTTAAAAAGGAAATTGAAAATAGATTTCCTATCACTAGAAAAGAATGGCCTATATTAGCCAGCGTTCCTAATGAGTACGGTCAGTTTTCTTATACTATTGAAACTTATCAAGATTATCTAGATGCATTAGAAAGAACTGATACTACTGAAATGTTTTGGTTTATACCAAGCGATGTAGTAATCGATGCTAACTTTAATTTTGAAACCTATTTCTCACACGAAAACGAGTTTGATAGAAAAATTAATCATGTTTTTAAAAACGGAGAACATTATGATGGAGTTATGTTGCTTAGTAGACATAAACCAATTTCTGAAAAAGAATTTAATCATAGATTTTTAGTCGATAAAAAAGAATGGGACGTTGTGGCCAGTAATCCTAAACAGTTTGATATTTTTTACATTGATACTTTTGATGAATATCAAGAAGCACTAGAAAAAACAACAACAGAAATGTTTTGGATGACTTCTAGAAATTTATCACCTATAGAGGAATTTAAGTTTGACATTTATATAAGTCATCATAATACTATAGATAGAAAACAAAATCATGCTTTTATTCATAGGGTTAATGGTAAAGATTCTTATAACGGAATCTTTCTCTGCTCTAAACATGCTCCACTTACTAAGAAAGAAGTTGAACATCGTTACCCAGTTCAAAGAAAAGAATGGGACATTGTGGCTAGCGGCCCAGTAATCTACGCAAAATATGTCTTCAATCAAAACCTATGATGAATATCTCTCAATTATCGAGAATTCTCCCACAGAGATGTTCTGGATGGTTCCCGATGATGTCATAGTTTCTCCTGAATTCAAATTTGACATTTATTTTCCTATCGATAATGAGTACGATAGGAAAATGACACATGTATTTTTAAATGGAGACTATTATGACGGAATCGTTCTTTTTAGTAGACATAAACTTGTGTCTGAAAAAGAATTTAATAATAGATTTTTCATAGAAAAGAAAGAATGGTCTATATTAGCATCTATTCCTAAAACAGCAACATATGATATAGTTTTTATCAGTTACAATGAGCCTAATGCAGATTCTAATTATGAAAAACTAACAAATAGATTTCCGCATGCCAAAAGAATACACGGGGTAAAAGGAATTCACCAAGCGCATATTGAAGCAGCGAAACTTGCTTCAACAGATTTATTTTGGGTAGTCGACGGTGATGCTATTATAGAAGATGATTTTAGTTTTTCTTTTGCGGTCAATTATCATATGAGAAATGCTGTACATGTATGGAGAAGTAGAAATCCTATAAACAATTTAGAATACGGATACGGTGGTGTTAAATTATTACCTAGGAATTTAACTTTGAACATGGACGTTACATCTGCAGATATGACTACTTCTATAAGCAGAAATTTTAGAATTATTGATAAGGTATCAAATATAACTGCATTTAATACAGATCCATTCAATACCTGGAAATCGGCTTTTAGAGAATGTGTAAAACTAAGTAGTAGAACAATTGATAGGCAGAACGACGAGGAAACTACTAAGAGATTGGATATATGGTGTTCAGTTGGCGATGATAAACCGTTCGGCGAATATGCAATTAGAGGAGCCAAAGAAGGTAGAAAGTATGGAGAAGAATGCAAAGGTAATAAAGAATTATTGGCAAAAATTAATGACTTTGATTGGCTCAGACGACAGTATGACATTTAATAGAAATATAAAAGGTAATGAACTACGCAAGATTGATGGAAAATATCAATCTAGGTATATGCTAGATGCAGAATTTGTCAAAAAGGAATTAGACAATGTCAGCCCTAGTTTTTGTTTGGCCAAATGGTTTAATGTAAGTATTCATATTCCATCCGGTAGAACTCACAGTTGTTATCATCCCAGGGCACACGCCATTCCTCCTGAGGAAGTAAAAATTGATGTTAGTGCATTACATAATACAAAATATAAGAAATCTCAACGTAAACTAATGTTGGATGGGATTAGGCCATCGGAGTGTGATTTTTGCTGGCAAATTGAAGATAGTGGTAACGAGTTAAGTGATCGAGCATATCGAAGCAAAGATGTATACGAACCGGGATTAATTAAAGAGGCATTAGACGTAGCAGAAATTGGTAATGCTAAACCTAGATACGTTGAAGTAAATTTTAATCAGGCATGTAATTTTAAATGTAGTTACTGTAGTCCTCATCTGAGTACGGCGTGGTACGAAGAGGTCAAGAAGCAAGGAGCCTACATACTTACAGATAGATGGCACAATGATGTAACATGGATTGATAATGAGATCCCTTTAGATAATAGTCCAGATAATCCATACCTTTTAGCATTTTGGGAATGGTTGCCTCAAATTTATCCTACATTACAGACTTTCCGTATGACAGGCGGCGAGCCTTTAATGGATAAGAATACTTTTAGAATGTTTGATTATGTAAAAAATCATCCTAAAGAAAATCTACATCTTAGTATTACCAGTAACTGCTGTCCCCCAGGTAACCAATGGCAAAAGTTTATTAGTGCTTTAAAAGAAATAAATGAAGTACAGGCCATAGATCATTTTATGTTATTTTGTAGTTTAGATTCTTGGGGAGAGCAAGCAGAATATATTCGTGAAGGTATGAATTTTGATTTGTTACTAAACAATGTTAAAGATTTTTTAACCAACGGGGAAAGACATAGTCTTACTTTTATTATTACTTTCAATGCTTTAAGTTACGGTAGAATTTTAGAGTATATGAAAAATATTTTAAAATTACGTAGAAAGTTTAGCAAAAGACGCCAACTTATTTGGTTTGATATTCCGCAGTTGATCGATCCCGATTATCTCAATCCCAAATTACTCCCTGAAATGATTTCTGAACTTAAAGAAGTAAAGAAGTATATGATGCAGAACAAAGAAGGAAAGTGGAATCAATTTATGGGATTTAGCGATTTCGAAGTTAGTAAAGTACAGCGTCTTATTGATTGGATCGAGAGCGATACAAAGTTTGATCGAGAAAGAGCAATGAAAAATTTTTATTTGTTTTTTAAAGAAAAAGATAAAAGACATAGAAAAAACTTTTGTGCTACTTTTCCAGAATTATATAACTTCTGGTTAGAATGTGAGAAATTAGCAAATGCCGAAAAAATTTAACGAATCAGATCTAGAATACAAGAAACGTGTTATAGACAAACTATCTCCTAGTTTCTGTGGAGCCAAATGGTATAATGCGACTATCTGGTTAGGATCAGGAAAGACTACTAGTTGTCATCATCCGCCTGCACATTTTATAAGTGTCGATTCAATTAAAAAAAATTATAAAACACTACATAATACTCCTGAAAAGAAAGAAGATAGAAGAAAAATGCAAACAGGAGAAAGGCCACCCGGTTGTGAATACTGCTGGAAAATTGAAGATATGGGTAAGGATGCTATTAGCGATCGTCCTTATAAAAGTATGACCTTTACTGACGAAGAATTAATAGACGCTAAAAATTTAGATTATAATCAAGACGTTGATTTAAGAACTTTGGAAATCGCGTTCGATCGTACCTGTCAATTCGCTTGTTCCTATTGTAATCCAGGATTTTCCACAACATGGGTTAAGGATATAAAGAAAAACGGCCCATATATTAACATTCGTACAGACGGTAGAGGACATTTTACTCACGAACACAATGCCGATCAACTTTATGATTTTAGTGAAACTAATCCTTACATTGAGGCATTCTTTCAATGGTGGGAATCTGATCTTCATAGGACTCTAACAGAACTAAGAATCACAGGCGGTGAACCGTTAATGAGCGGTCATACCTGGAAATTATTTGATTGGTTCAAGGAGAATAAATCAAAAAGTCAAACTAAATTAGCGGTTAATTCTAACTTGGGATTCGACAGATCTGTTCTTGAAAGAATGTTAGAGGCTACCAGCGGCAATGAACTAACCTTATATTCTAGTAATGAATCTGTAGGGTTACAAGCAGAGTATATAAGAGATGGTTTAGATTGGAATCAATGGAAAGAGAACATGCTATTTCTTTTAGATTCTAGACAACTTAAAAGTTTAAATGTAATGGGAACAATAAATGCTTTGTGTTTAGATTCTTTAACTGAATTTATGGATTTAATGTTAGAATGGAAGTCTATATACGGACGTCAGGCATTGGCTTTTAGTTTAAACATTTTACGTTTTCCTAGTTTTCAAGGACCTATAGTTTTGCCTATGGATCTAAGATCCCATTATAGATCTAAATTGATATCTTGGTACGAAAAAAATAAAAACAACGATTTATTGCACGAATTTGAAAAAAATCATATAGAGAGATTAATTGATTATTTAGATGTGATAAAGATCCCTCACGGCGAGGGATTTATAAGAGATACAGCAGAAAAAGATTTTAAAATTTTTTACGATCAATACGACATCAGAAGAAATAAAAATTTCAGTCAAGCATTTAAAGGACCAATAAATGATTGGTACGAACAAATTTAAATGGCATTGTAGCCTTCCGTGGAACGGATTTAGTAACGATCCTGACGGTAAAGTGCGACCTTGTTGTCTGTACAAAGACCACATCAAACAAGATAACGGTGAACCTTTTTACGTTCAAACGCATACTGTAAAAGAAATATTTTCAAGTTTGTACATGAAGAATCTAAGACAGCAGTTTCGTAACGGCGAAAAACCAGTCGGGTGCCAAACTTGTATTAAAGATGAAGAGAATAATTATACTAGTAAACGGCTAAGTTACCTTGATGGTAATCTAGGACGCAATACAGATTTTGAATCTGAACCAGAATATCCTATAGAATATCAGATGATTATCAGCAATGCCTGTAATCTTAAATGTCGTAGTTGTACTCCTAGTCATAGTAGTCAATGGCAGGCTGAGCACAAAGTAGTATGGGGGTGGACTGGATATAAGATGGATCACGGCCAACCTAGCGATAGTAAAAGTGTGCTGTGGGAAGATAGAAAATCCTGGATGTCTAAAGTAAAAAGATTAGAAATAGTTGGCGGAGAACCTTTTTACATTAAAAAATGGGAAACTATTTGGCAAGAACTTATTGATTCCGGTCTTAGTAAAGATATCAATATGGATATGAGTTCTAATGCTACAATTTATGCCGGTGATACCATTAAAAAATTATCAAAAAACTTCAAGTCTCTAGGTGTCGGTTTGAGCATCGATGGAACAGGGGCAATGTATAATTATCTTCGGCATCCGGGAAATTGGGAAGAGGTTAAAGATAATATAATTAGATACCATGACATACAGGATGTGGGCTTTTCTATATCTCATACTATAGGATGGTTAAATGCGTACTCACTCCCCGATTTTCATTCTTGGTGTAAAGAGCACGTTCCTAGATTTAGAATTTGGAACAACATAATCCATTGGCCTAGACACATGAGTATTGTAATGATTCCCAAAGAAGTAAAAGATCTTATAGAAGAAAAATGGTCTAGTTACGATTGGGGAAAATATAAAAATGATATCTCGGGCATACTTAATTTCATGAGAAGTGAAAACCCCACCGACACTGAGATAAAGCAAGCATATAAGGAGTTTTTACGTTACGATGCTGTTAGAAATGAAAATGTATTAAGTGTTATTCCCAGCGACTATTATCATAAAATACAAAAATATTTTGAATGAAATGGAAAAGCGTATTAATTTTTTCAATTTTTTTAAAAAGGAAAAATCCGTTGATGAAGAAAAATTTAATTTTAATATGGATACCTTTTGTGCTTCTCCTTTTGTGTCGTGCTATGTAGGACCAGAAAATAATCTTTCTCCGTGCTGTATCAATAAAATTACAGAGATTAATACAGAAAAAGATATATTAAAGTCTTACAATCATCCCAAAATGCAAGAATTAAGAAAAGATCTTCTTAACGGAGTGAAACATCCATCTTGTGAAACCTGTTGGAAAAACGAAAGCATAGGTTTACCTAGTCTAAGACAAGAACAAAATAGGATTTTTCAAAAAGAATTTAATACAATCAACGAAATAATCAACGAAGATTATTCCGTATCTCGTCTCTATATAAAGTACCTTGATGTTAGATTCAGTAATAAATGCAATCTAAAATGTAGGACATGTGCGCCTAGTTACAGTTCAAGTTGGGCTGCAGATTATAAGATATTAAATCCCAATCTTCCGATAGTTAAGAAAATTGTAACCGATGTGACAGTGAAAGATTTTCATCCGATTCTAGATACTGTTGAACATATATATTTTGCTGGCGGAGAACCGCTAATCATGGATGAACACTATGAAATTTTAGATTATCTATTAGCCAATCATAGAAATGATAATGTATCAATTTTTTATAATACCAATTTCAGCAAACTCACATATAGAGAATATGATGTTATTAATTATTGGAAAAAATTTAAATGGATTACTATTGGAGCGAGTCTAGATGGTAATCACGAAAGGGGCGAGTATATAAGAAAGAATATTTCATGGACTAGAGTGATCGATAATAGAAAACGATTATTAGAATTTCCAAAAATAAGATTTTATATCAGTTGTACTTTAAGTATTTTAAATTCTTACAATATTATTGAACTACATAAAGAATGGGTGTCGCTAGGATTTATTCAACCTGAAAATTTTAATGTAAACATACTATTTGGACCACCACCTTTCTGCATAAGAGATTTACCCGATAGTCACAAGTTGATTCTTATAAAATTATATCGAGAACATATAACATGGTTAGAATCTTTTCCTAATACTGAAAGAACTATAGCCGGTTTTGAATCTGCTATTAATCTATTGTTGGAACAACGGGACGATAGCGAATTCTGGAAAAAAGAATGGGTTCGTGTAGTTGAAGGTGTTGATAACATTAGAGGTGAAAATTTTTATAAAACCTTTCCCGAATTGGCAGACTTAAGGCATGAAAAATGATTTTTACTTATACAGCAGATATGTCTTTGACCATAACAAATCCTAGATTTAAATATTTCAATTTTTCAGAAACGTTTTTTGATAGAGTAATTCATAGTAAAAAGAATCTTACAAAATTATTTAATTGCTATGTTTTTGCAGATGAATTAATTGATCCTGTTACAGTTAATTATTTTACAGTATCAAATAGATGGTTTATTCACCCGGGATTTAATAGAATAGTAGGTTCTATTATGCATGGTAAAACAGATATTAAATCAATAATTTTTTCACAGGTGCCTTTGGAGAATATGGAGGTTATGAGATATAAAGTATTTCAAAATTTAAAACCTGTGACTAAAGATGTACCTGTAGTTTTTAGTCCTTATAATGCACTTTCACCGCATCTTGAGTATAGATCTAATATTGATAGAATTGATTATTCTGCAGGAATATTAAACCGTGTGGAAATGAAATTGCCTGATGGCACTATTTTTTTTATAGGGAACGACAGATTAAAAAAAATAATATATATAGAGTACGATATAAATCTAACTTTAGATAAAAATATTTGTAATATGTTTAACAGGGTAGAGTTAGATAAAAAAATTTTTTATATGACAAATTTAGAATTTTTAGAAGAAAGAAAGAGATTAAAAGAACAATGGTATGATTAAAAGAATTGTGATTTTCGGAACTAGCCATTCGGTAGGGCACGGTCTTGCAGATTGGACTATTAACGACATGGATAAACCCAGTCAATTCTCTTGGCCCTCTATAGTTTCTAAAATTTTAGACATTGAAGTTATCAATCATTCCAAAGCAGGTTCCGGTATTGATTTGATGTATTATGATATACTAGAATATTGTATAAAAGAATCTAAGCAAGATGATTTAGTGATTGTGCAATTGCCTGGACAAATGCATAGATTCAGTTTGATTACTGATGAAAACGAAAAACTAAAGACATATCGTATTCACGGTCCGGGATATTTTGATGGACATAATAAAAATAAAAATAAATTATTACAAAGTTTTTATATGTTAACCGGCGACGATCACTGGATCAGAAATTGGTTGGGATATAAATCTGCTATTACATCAATTTTAACTTTACATAAAATTAATTTTTTTGGATACGTGTGTTCGGATTCTTATGGTTCTTGGTGGGAAACTCAATTTAAGGATAAGAAATTATATGATCAATTTGAGTTGTTAAATTCGTTTCATAAAGACAAGTGGTTAAATGAATCATTTTCCAATTGGCTAGACAAAAAATATCCCGCAACAAAAATGGTTTGCGGGCATTATGATGATGCAGGACATGCTGCCTGGGCTAAAGAAATTATAATTCCTGCTATAAAATCTTTTTAGTGGCTTTGTCGATATCTTCTTTAAGTTTATCAACATTTATTCTAAAATCAATTTTAGAAATTTCTGCTTCGTATTCATGGAGAATGTCAACTATTCTGTTTGGATCTAGTTCGCCTGCATAGTCCATTACATCAATTTCCCAAATTCTTCCATTATGAAATTCTAAACGTAGCATTTCGAGATATGCTACAGGCATGGTATTAATGTAAAGGTCTTCGAATACTTCCGGCCATTGTTTGACTAGGTCAGCAGGCGATCTAAAAAGACGTTTAGGCACCTGCTTCTTCTTTTACCTTCGAAACAGTTTTCTTCTGAGGAGGGTCTAGATCGTCTGCTTCTCTTCTTAGTCTGGCCGCTTCTTTATACATTGCATCGGCTTGGCTGCGATAACTCCTAGCAAGATCTTTATCGCTGAGAGGTTCGTTTCCTGGTGCTTTAACGGGATCAACTGTGACAGTTTCGGATTTTTTCTTTTCTTGAATGTCTTTTGGTCTAGCACCACTTACTAAGAATGGAAGATCATCAACTGCAACGTTCTTTTGTTCTGCTATCAGTACATTTAAGTCGCTTAAGGGAATGTCTTTAGTGTGAGTCGGCATCATAATAACACTATCGGTTACAACTTTCTGCATCCTATTATCTTGTTGCATAGCAACTAGCATTGGACGTCCGTCTGGAAAATGTCTAATGTGCATAATTTCGCCAAATTCGTATACCTCTTGTCCTTGATCACTTTCTAGCACCTGCATGATTGCATCGTGATATGAGTCTGATAAACCTGCCACTGGAAGAACTAGGGCATGATTTGATTCTCCAGGTAGAACTCTAAATACTACAATGACTTTTGCACCCGTATTTTTCATACGGCCGATGTGTTTGATGGTTTTCATTTTACTGTTCCTTTTTAGCCACAGAGTCTAAAAAGGCACTGAGGCGGTTATAAATTTTACCAACTGATTCTAATTCGTTGGCTTTAAACGCTCCTCGCTGTGATGCAACATCGATGATGCTTTTAATCGAGTTAAGATCACTAAGATTAAGGTCTGGACCTTGGGGTGATCCATTTGCTACTGTCTGTGTTTGTTCTGCAGCCGGTGCTGCTGGTGTTTGTGTGTTTTCATTTACGTCTGTCATTTCTATCTCCTAAGATATGGACATGCTAACATAAAGTATGTCAGTTCTTTTTCATCTTCAAACCCAACAAAGTTATGAGATCTATTTTTGATATAACTTTCAGAAGACGAATCTTTTCCAAAAGCAAATCTACCTTTACATTTACCCATAATCCAATTTTCGATATCTTGCGAAATTTCATACTCACTTATTCTTGTTTTTGAAAAATGAGGTGGAATTCGATCCAATTTTCTTTCGTCTAAGATATTTAAAGGGTTGAATTCTATCATGAAATATTTATAGTGAGGTTATTCTGAATCGTCAAGATCTGAGCGAAGTCTTTTCGCCATGGCTTTTGATTGACCTAATTTTTCAACATCGCCCGAAAACAAATATAATTCAAATGCTGCTTTTTCAGATAGAACTGTAATATTTGTTTTTGTAATATGATAAGGAGAATTGATAAATTGATCTAACCAAATAAAAATTTGAGGTGTTATTTTTATTTCTTTAGGAATAGGAACATCGTATGTTTTGATGTCTGCTCGATCTGTAATAAATTCTAATGCTTCTGTAGTCAGCCGAAGCCCGCCTGATGTTTTTGATCTTAAATTGTGCCACCATTTACTTCGGTGTGTTTTAATTATATTTTGGTCTACATCAAGACCTGCTGCTTTTAAAAAAGTTTTTGTATATTCTTCCTTGAGATCCATTACACAACTTGACCGGATGTGAGTTTATAAACTTTGAAATCTTGAGTTTTAAAAAGTTTGTTTAATTTTTTTGCAAGGTTATATGCATGACCTGGATTAGAAAATGATACCTTTTTATATTTCGGTCCCGGTTGTGCCGCTACAATACTTCCACTCTTCAAATTGAAAGGTTGCCCTTGATAAAATACTGCCCAAATAGCATCGCTTTCAAGTATCTGTTCGATCTTAAAGTTTTCTTTGTTAACGAATTCAAGAATTACTTTAGGCTTTGGTCTGCTCATTATATACGTGTTCCTAATAAACCACGTATATATTTATGTCTTTTAAAAAGTTCCGCCGTCGAATTTAACGTCTATCTTTGTTGCAGATTCGCGTATTTCTGATAACATTTTATGTATTTCTTGAACTGTGAGTCCTAGCCTAGATGTTAAGATAGCCAATTCGTATACAATGTCCTTAGATTCTTGCATTGTCAATTTAACTTCTTTTTGATTGGTTTTTTCGGCAGAATTTATTCTTGTTATAAGTTTTTCTATTGCCGGCAGTTTAACCGGTATATTATTTTGAGACATTAGATAGCACCTGTTTCATTTCTAGTTCGGTTTTAAATGGTCCTCTAAATTCGTATCTTTGGAGAGTAATTAATTTAGGGCAAAATGATTTTACCCAACCTTTGTCGAAACGAATAACATAGTAACCAGCGCAGTATAAACTTTTTGAATCACCGCTTTTTGTAAACAAAGGAAGTTTTCTTTTGATATCAAACATAGCATTATGCGGCGATGTACTTGTACTATATCCATGTACTTCATTTGGTTGATTATCGTCGGCTTCTTTGATAATCTTCGCTACGAAAAAATCTTTCCCAAACTGTTTTGTTAAACTTTCTTTAGTGTCATAAATTTTAATACCTGTTTCGTTACTTAAGACGAACCGATCATCGTCACTTTTTCTCAGCGTAGCAAATTTTGCACCGTCCTTTTCCACGATCCAAAATTTATTATCGATAATTGGCTTTGCATGTAAGTCTGTCATAGTGTGTACCTCGCGTTTAAGGGTTCGGCATAACTCTGTGCCTGCTCCGAGATTTTTTTCAAATCATAGAGATTGCAAAATTTCATCAACCTAATGCCGACTTGGCTAATATTTTTATTAGAATTAACCGCTGTTGAAATCGTACTTTTAATAATTTCTTTAATGTGCTCTGGTTGATAACTAAGATCGATCAGTCTGCGATTACGTTCATAATCTTCTAACACTCTGTGTTCTTTGCCTTCATGATCAGTCCATCTCTGTAGCATGAGATTGTTCCACGCAAATCCTTTGCTTTTACGATCTTCGAACGCTTCAGTAAGACCCACTTTTTTGCTTGTGCCTTTAGTACGCACACCTGGATACGCTGAGAAGACATTATCACTGGTATCACCACGCATACATTTTTCAAACAAGAGCCATTCGGGATTAGGTGCTGCTTTGGCTTCTTTTGTTTTCTTGTCGATGACTGGTTTACCTTTGTCATCAAAGATCCCTTCATGTGTTATTGTATGCTCCATCACCCCGTTATATTGTTTTACATTGGGTGCAACAAGTTGAACGAAATCTGTATCTGTAGAAATAATTACATGATTATCATCAGGGTGACCTTGTATCCAACCTGCGATAAGATCATCTGCTTCTAGTTGTGAATTATGAAGAACCGTACAGTTTGTTTTATCGGTTATAAACTCTTTAAATTTATCAAAGGCTTCCCAAAATACACGATCTTCCTCTTGCTCACGTTCATTTAATGCGGCACGAGCATCTGAGCGATTACGCTTATATGGTGCATAATAGTCTTT